CCTGCTTGATGCCTTGAAGCGTGCCAGGACTTCGTGCTGCCGTGTAAACTTGAACGGCGGCCGATTGCTTCAGCGGCTGCAACTGCTGCGCCGGCGCGTTGAACAGATACCCTGTGCCGGTAAACTGCGTGATGCCGCCGACGGTTTGGGACGCGGTTGCCGACCCTATGCGTGTTCCCGACGTAATGAGGGTAACGCCGGCGAGCGTTGCGAGTGACGCAACTTTCCTCGCGGGACGGCCGATACCAGAAATCGCTGTCGATGAAATTGCTGAGAAGCCAAGCATCTGCGCTCAACACTCCTCAGCCGAACGTAACGGTGCCAATAACGGGGTAGTCGTCGTAATCGTAGCTGGGCGTCGTGCCGGCGATGATGTCGCTGCTCGGACTCGAGAGAGCGAAGCTCTTCAGTCGCTGCCGGGATTCGAGGTCGAATGCCGACTTGATCACGCATTCGTAGTCGAGTTCCGTGATCGTACCGCCCCACTCGGCCTCTTCCTTGAAATACTGGCCGAGCGCGGCGATGATCGCGCGGCGCATGCCGGGCGTGTCGGGCGTGATCGCGGCAAACGCGAAATTCACAAAGTAAGCCGGCGGCGACATGACGATGACGTCTTCCTCCGCCGTATTTGCAGGAAGCTCGAGCGCCAGGATGCGGTTTTTGACATCGAGCACCTCCTGCGCGGATGGAAGGAAATCGGCGTCGTTATCGCGCAGAAACGCAATCTTGACCTGCCCTTCCAGCGGAAAGCCGGGTTGCGGATCGACTTGCGCCGTGCGCACAAAAACGCGCGTCACACCGGGAACCTGCTTGGCCACGATCTCGATTTCGGATTGCGAGAACATGCCGAAATCGGTGCCGAGCGCCTGAAGGATCCGCGCACGATACTCGTCGGGGAGTTCATCGTCGGTACCGCCGGACAAGCCGCCGAACGTCACGATGGCGCTGGAATCGGCTCCGTTGGGCGCCGCCGTGATTGAGATTGTGGTGCCGTTCGAGGTGTTCGTGTTCTGCCCGGCCGTTGTCGCTTCGACCTCGAGGCTCGCATACGTCGCGACAAGTTCGATCTGGCCTGTCGCCGGTGTTACACCGGGAATCGTCGCTGGCTCGTATGTGAATTCATCGTCATCCGTGACCGTAATCTCGACATCGCCGTTGTAGTCCGATTGCGTGGCGCCGGCGATCGCGACCGTCATACCGGTTGCCAAAAAATGAGGGTTCGGCGTTTGTGCAATCGCGCGACCCGTTACGACATCGTAAGACAGCGAGGTAAGGAACTGCCCCTGCGTGACAATGGTCGCGGAAAAGAGCGCCTTATAGACAGTCGAGTTCGCGCCTTGAAATTCCGTCCCGGCGTTGATGGTCGTTCCGGCGTCGCCGGTGACCGCGACGTAGCCGTGTGCAGCGGCGGCCGGATTGGGCGCGATATGCGTGAGATCGCGCCACCATCCGCGCGTTAGAAATTCGCCCGTTGCCGATTGCGGAAACGGCTCCTTATCGGCGTAGCGCTTCAGCGCGATGTACCAATCGGCCATCAGCGATCCGACCGCCTTGACCAAGCCGCCGACGAATGATCGGCGTTCCGTCGACGGATCGAGTTCCGGCAATTCGCTGCGCACGGTATTGCGCAGCGAGTCCGTCACCGCTTTTCGGGACGAGATAATCAAAGGCATGAAGGTGCGTCCTTAGCTCGTCGCGAGCAGACCGGTTTTCGTCGCTTGAATGAGAGGGAACGCGTGTTTGGTGATGTTGCCTTCCGGCTCGGCGATGGTGATGACGATCTCCACCGACCGCGCCCATGCGTTCGACGTGATCGAGGCGATGACGTATTTCGCGAGGCCCTCGTCGACCATCCAGGCGTGCGATTGCTCGGCCTCTGATCGGACGCCCGCGATAACATCGTCGGTCAGGCGCCGCTGCTCGTAGAGCCAAAGACCGGAACCGAAGTTGTCGTTCGGGACATCGCTCAACAGATTGCCAATCCAGCCGCGGCGTTTCATTGGATCGGCGACTTCATCGGCGCGCGCGCGCCGATCGGAAAAGAGCGACACGAACGACGCACTCTCGAGCCCGGCCGTCAGTTTGAAATCTCGCGCATTGGCGTCAATGACAAGATCGTAGATGCCCTCATCATCAGCGGCGAAGGCGAGATCGGTGAAGTTCTGCATGATCGCTCACACGTCGGAAAAGGTTTTCGTCGCACCTGAAATGAGCGCCGCGCCGCACGCCGTATGATCACCATGCCGGGCAATTTTCTTGCCCTCGGCAAAATGCTTGCTCGAATGCTCGACGATCGGGTTGGGACCGTGAATCGGGCAATCGAGGATGTCGCCCTCGCGCGCGATCAGCTTGCCTTCGCAATAGGTTTTGGAAGCGGACGTGACGACGGCGCCACCATGTGTGCTCGTATCTCCGAGCCGGACGATCAGCGGCATTAGTTGAGGTGGATTTCGCCGCCAGAATTCAGCTTTATGTCGTTCTTCGATGTGTGGACGGTATCGCCATTCGCGGCATGCTGGATCGCGTTGTCGGTCGAATGGTTTTTCAACGTGACCTCGCCCTCTTTCTGCTGGTCGACGCGCTTCGATGGCGGCGGCATGATGATGCAAACGGCCTTGCCTTCGTCGCCATCGGGGACAAATACAAGGCATTGGCTGCCGGGGATCGCGTTCGCCTGAACGCCAAATCCCTCGATTGCCTGGCAATCCATCTCCTTGCCGTCGCATTCGATCGTGTGAAGCTTGTACGGGCCCTTGTCGTCAGACGATTTCTTGAGTTCGCCCCAACGAATGTTGCGATCGCTCATGATCTTCCCCAGTTCAGATGTTGCCGTCGCCGCCCGGGAACGATCCGACGCTTGATCCGCCCATGCCGAATTTCGACGTCCGCCCCATAGCGGCCGACGCGCCTTCTTCGTCGGTCGTGTAGGCGTCGGGATAGGTGCAGGAGATCTCCGTCGTCTCGCCGCCGCCCCACGTTTTGTGAAATTTGACGGACGAGATCAGGAGTTCCGCCTCGATCTCCCAATGAGCGTCGAGCACAGGGACAAGAAACCCGTGCCACCAAAGCCAGCCAGGAGATCCATAAAATCCTTGAACAGTCGCGGTGTACTGGAAGCCGCGCGCTTTGGCTTCGCTCGACCGCCACTTCGCCGCTTTCGATGGCGACGTCCCGGAAAGCCCTTTGGCGCCGCGCGCGTGCATCTTCCGCTGGGAACGGACAGAGGAATCAACAGCCACCCCCCAGTTCTTTTGCAACGGATTGGCTTGCGCAGTTTTCTCGCCCTTCTGCTTCGATTGCCACCAATCCTTGTCGTTCGTCGACTTTTGGCCGTTGACGGCCGTCGTGTTGTGGCGGTTGAGATCGGAGTTGCGATACTTCGACTTCAACACGTTGTTCGCTGGATTGTCTTCGAACGTCGACATCAACATCGCCGGCGCGCGAAGCTTCCGGTTGCGATCGATGACAAGCGAGCCCTTGCCGTCGGTGTTGAAAAGCACCTGCCGCTTTTGTGCCCAGTCGTCGAGAAACTTGAACCCGCGTTCGTCGATCGATGCCGAGATTTGTTCGCCGTGCTCGTAGGGCGGCGGTCCGATGTTGTCGATGACCGGGATATTCAGGCCCATCGCGCCGATCGTTTGCTGCGCCATCTGCTGCAGCGTGATCGGCGGTTTCAGTTTCAGTTTCGGCCCGACCGTGGAATCGATCAGATCCTGCGTCTGATCGCGGATCGTCGCGTTGATGTAATGGTTGTTGTCGTCGAGTTCGCCATCGACCTCGTGCACATAGCCGGTGATGACCGGGCGGCCGTCGATGATGACCTGCGCGAAGTCGCCGACCCGCATCGGAAGCGGGATGCCGGGAAGCTCCGACATTTTGACGTTGGCCTGCCCCGCGCACTTGTCATGCGCTTGGTCGACCGTCACCTCGACCCAGCCGGTGAACGGCGAGCCGTTGGCCGTCACAACGACGATGGCCATGATGGCACCTTTTTGGGGAAGTTCTTGCCGGTCGGCGGTCAGTCCACGCCGATCAGGATGTTGACGGCGCCGTCGAACAAGGCCGGGTTTATGCCGGCATTGAGATCGACGAGCGTGTCGGTGCGATCGTCTGCGTCGTAAAGCATGTAGGCCAGCACGGAGGCCGGAAATTGTGGAACGTCGAGCCAACCGATATTGGGAAGCTGCAGCTCTTCCTGCCGAAGCACGTCCATCGCGGCCGCCACGATCTTCGCGATGGCCGCCGCCGTGTCGGACGGTAGTGTTTCGGTCGGGATCGCTTCGTAGAGCGCCAGCAGTTGACGCTCCGCGCTCGCAACGCCATCGACCGTCGTGTACGTCGTGCCGGCCATCGCTTCAGCCATCGACGACAAGCACGCGAGTTGTATGAACGTGGCGTAGGTATAGAGCGACCGAGACCGCACTTGATAATCAAGCGTCGCCGTAAGACCCGTCGTCGGAATGGCGGCGGCCACGGCGTGCATCTGCGTTGCCTGGCTCGCAGCCTGCGCCATGCCATTGACGATATCCTGGCCTGTATAGGTGGCCGAGATATCTTCGAACGGGCCGCGGAAAAGTGCCGTCAGTTCGTTGGAAAGCATCGGAGCGCTGGTCGCATAGCGCTCGGGCGCGGAGATCAGATGTCCGGCCGCCGTCTGCACCGCTTCCACAGATCCGAATGCAGTCACGAACGTCTCGGCCACGGCCGTCACTTGCTTGGCCATGAAGGTCTCGGTCACGGCCGACATTGCCGGCGTGCCGTAGGCGTTCTGAAACAGCGTGAAGAGCTCGCCGACGAACTGAGCCGAGAGCCCCGTGACCAATGCGGCAATGGCCGACGTCCTGCCGGGAAACACGGCAGGACCGGTGACGAGAAAGCAGACTTCGAGTTCGAGAACGCCGGTTTCGCGATCTTCGCGCTTGACCCTCCAAGGCCCTTTGACCGCGCAAAACTGCGTGCCATACCACGGATGATGCAGAGTGCCCGGACCCGGTCGATTGAGGGCCGAGCGCAGCGCGCTGAAATCGGACAGCACCGAATTCCCGTGCAGCACGCACGTCATTTTGAATTCGGGCGGGATATAACCGTTATCCTCGGCGTACCGGAGCGAGGAATCCGGATAGCGGTGGTCGATCGTATTGCGGCCCTCTTCCGCGGTATCGTGCGGACAGAGAAAGCGCGCACCCCGGAATGATGCCGGGCGCAGATCGCGGAGCATCACCATCGGAGAGCCTCAAAAAGCAAAACGCCCGGAAGCGGTATGCTGCCGGGCGCGAAGAGCGACGATAGAAATTACGATGCCAGTGACCCCGATTTGTCGCAAGGGGGCTGCAATGTTTTTTTATTGTTCGCCATGCGGCGGAGTGTCGCAGTAAATTGTCTTTACGCGTGTGGTGCGAGCCCCAAGATCAACGCTACGACTGACGCGGGAGACGACGATGGAAATTGGTGTCGGAACATTGCTCTTGGGGCTGGCGGGCATCGGCGGATTGGCCTATCTCGCCATTTTGGCCATATCATTTCAAGCTCCGCCGAAGCGGCCGCGCATGATGTCGATGCGCGACGCTCCGCACGTCAAGCCGCGCGAAGGCTATGTCGATGGCGTCGTCCGCCGATGGTCGATGATGATGGGGTGCTTGGTGCTTGCGGCCATTATCGCCATTCCGCTCCTCACCATCTTCGTACCCACCGGCCGCTGATCACTTCGAAACGCGTGGCGCCGCCGGTTCAGCCATGCTTTGACCACGAGGTGCCGATGCCGCAAGCGGCATCTCACCGTTGACGTTGGCTGTGAGGCCATTGAGGCCACTGAGCGTGCCCTTCAAGGTCACCGACGCGGGCACTTTCAATTCGATCGGATCGATCGTCGAGCGGACCTGCACGTCGGCCTGAATCCTTTGGGCGGCCGCATTTCTGCCCGCTGCTGCCGCATCGGCCGCAGACGCACCGCCGCCACGCGGGCCGAAGCCGTGGAACGTCGGCGACGGTTTCGGATGATACTTTGCTTTCAATGCTTCGGCTTCCGCGATCAGATCCTGGGCGTGCCGCATCCGCTCCTGCGTCGCCAGATACGAACGCCCTTCGATCCCGATGACATCGATGCCATGATGCCTCCGGCGCGCGTTGAAACGCATGTTATCGAGCTGCGCCGAATGGCGGTCGCCGAAGCCCGCCGCTTGCGTGATGGCCTCGGCGTTTGCGCGCGCGCCGGTCTTGTTTCCAGCCGCGATGTTTTTCATCAGCGCCCAGACTTCGGACAGAACTTTCTTCACCTGATCCCAATGCTGGTAGATCTCATAACCGAGAAAGATCAGCGCTCCGGTTCCGCTGATGAGGCTGAGGGCCCGCAAAGCTCCGACTGAAGCCCAAATGCCGGCCGCCGCTCCGCCAATACCTCTCAATGCCGCCGAAATGCCGGTAATGCGGGCCAAACCCGCGATCATGGGTCCAAGCGCACTCAATGCAAGCAAAGGCATCGCTGCAACCGACAACATATTTAGAGCAGCCGCCGTCCAGCCAGCGGCTTCGAGGAGCCATGGATGCGCGTCGGTACTCGTCGTGCCATGGCCGCGTGAACCGTGCACCACCGTTTTGCCGGTAATCGCATCCATGAGTTCACCAAACTTCGATGCCAGCTGCCCGACGTGCTCGCCAAACCCGGACTCACCGACAGAGACCTTCAACCGTTCCCATGCCGTCGCGAACCTTTTCAGACCAGCTGCTCCGCCTTTGGAACCTTCGAGGCCCATCATCTCCGCTAGACCATCGACGTTTTTCAAATCTTCGATCATGGCACGCAGTTCGTTTTTGTTCGTGCCGTCGAACGCAGCCGCGATGGCTTGCGCGACTTTCTGTCCGCGGTCCCCAAACATCTTGTTGAATGCGGCGGCCCGTTGCGCTGGACTAAGTTTTGCCGCCGCCTTACCTACGACGTCGGCAAACTCTTCCGGCCCGAGCACCTTGCCATCCTTATCGGTCAGGTCGGATTTATGAAGGCCCAGAGCCTTCCAGAACGTGGCACCTTCCTTGGTCCAGTTGAGGGTCTTCGTGATCATGCGCGAGAGGCCCGATCCAGCGAACTGGCCCATACCCCGCTTGGCGAGAAAGCCGACGGCGCCGACCGTCTGTTCCTCGGTCCATCCGGCCGCGTGGGCGACGGCCGAAATCTGACCCATTTGCGACGTGATCTGGCCCATGGTGATGCCCGTCTTCTGGTGGATGCGGGCGATCGTGTCCGAGATGTGCGGGAACTTCTCGGCAAATTCTTCCGGCTTCATGCCGAAGCCTTGCGCGATCATCAAATGTGTCTTGAACGTCTCGGCCGGATCCTCGCCGGTCGCCGTCGCGATACCGAGCATCTGTCTTGCAACGACCGACCCCAAAAGCTCGCCTGACTTGGTGCGAGCACCAATCGGAACCCCGCGCTCGGCTTCGGCCATCATCACTTTGGCAATCTCGGACGGTCCGAAAATCGTTCCACGCGCAGTGTCCATTGCGCTCTTTCTCAGCGCCGCCAGTTGCACGTCATCGATCTGCCCCGCCATGGTGCCGCGGATCTTGCGGAACTCATCGTCAAAATCTGCCCACGTCTTCGTGACGTCGTTGTGCAGCATTGAGAGCGCAAACAATCCGCCCATGAATCCGACGCCGGAGCCCTTCTCTTTCGGGCCCGGGATTGCGCCGGACTTGATCAGGTTTTGCCGCGCCACGTGGCGCTCGTACATCCCCTGCTCCATCTTCTCGATGCGGTTCATCGACTTGATCTGCAGTTCGGTGAACCGCGCCGATTCCTGCGCGGCGCGGGAGTTGGCCTTCGTGAACGCACCAACGCCCTGCGCCGCCTTCTCGGCGCCGGCGGCGACGCGGTTCATCCCCGCCGCCGCTTTCGCCATCTGACCGTCGATCTCGGTCGCCGCCTTTCCCATGTTGCCGATCGACGTCTTGGCATCGGCTGCCGCTTTCGCAACACGCTCCGCAGCAGCGGAAAACGCGTCACGCAACGCGATAATGTACTCAACCGTAAATCCGGCCATGGATGATCCTCGCTCGAGGTGATTGCGTTACGAGTTGCCCCGGATGGCGCTTGCCATCCGGGACTGAAAATCGGCGTACCGTTTTGAAGCTTCGACGAGCCGCGACAGCGGCATCAGGACGGCTGCCGGTTCCTGGAGCGAGCCGGCGGAGATTGCGCAGGTGGTAATGACGAGGTCGTACCAAGCGTCTCCGTCTGGGCTCTTTTCGTCGTCGAGCGCGATCCGATAAAAAAACTTCCGAACGCCGTCAGCACGCGCTCAAGCTGCTCCATGCCGCCTTTTTCAACGATATCGCCCCACACCGCGTCATTGACGACGATGCGCTCGACGAGCGGCGTATCGGTATTGCCGATGTAGCAGAGCGACAAATGCCCGGTGAGCTGGCGCTGCACGTAATCGCAGAACTTCGAATAGCCTTCGACGCCGAGCGTCAGGCGCATCTGTTCCAGAAGATCGGGCTCGTTGTCCGCCGCGCTGGCCGCCGGCGTTTCGGCGTTCTCGTCCGGCGTTGGGATCGTCACGTCCTTGAAGAGCTTCATCAGGCCCTTCTCCGCTTCGCCGAGATAGCCGCGCATCGTGCGATAGACGTCGCGCTTCTCGTAGTTCGGCTCGCAGACGGTGATCTGGTTGGCCTGCTCGAAGGTGCCGCTGCGGGAATATTTGAAATGAAAATCGAACTCGACGGTCTTGCTGATTGCGCGTGTCATGGCTTACCCCTCTATTTTCCTGCCTGATTGAAAATAAAAACGGCGGCCCCCAGGACCGCCGTTCATTCGTGCTTGTTCGTCGCTCGGCTAAATTTTAGCCGACGTACATGCCTTCCCACTCGAGCGGGATGTTGCCGTCGCCCTTCATGTGAATGTCGGTGTCCTTGGTCAACTGCATCTGCTGGTAGGGAAACTGCCCGTCCAACTCGACGATGTTGATCGTCGAAAAGACGCCGTTGATCATGTTCGCTTTCCACTTGCGAACGAGATCGGCATTCTGCTGTGTCGATGGAATTTCCATCTTCACCTTGCCGATCAGGGTTTCCGCGTTGATGCCGGCCACGATCTGGCCGGAGCCGCCGCCCGAGGACATGAACCGGACCTTGGCATCGCCCGGAACCGTGATCGTGACCGAGTTCGGAACGATCGGGACGACGACGTCATCGATCACAACCTTCGGCGTCGAGAGCGTCTTGGTTGCATAAGTTGCTGATTGTGCCATTTCCTAAAGTGCTCCTTGCGCCGGATTAGGTGAGCGAGAACGTGTACTTCACAGTGCCGAGCATCGTTTCGAGCTGCGAGACCATCGGCACGACGAGCGTGATCGCCGCTTCGCGCGCGTTCAGATCGAGGTCGACGACCATGTTGTCTTGGATGAACTGCCGCGACTGCTGCCCCTTCTGGACGAGCGCCTGATCCATGAGATCGACGCAAAGCCCGAGGATGAAGCCGGAGATCATCTGCTTCGTCGCCATCGCGTAGTTGGCGACGGCTTCGCCCCCCGTCAGACGGTATTGGGCGAAGCGCTTGCGGCAGTTCAAAACCAGATACTCGCGGATGGCGCCGTGCGTATCGCGCCATTCCAGATACTTCCACGTATCGTCGGGATTGCCCGCAACGTCGTCGAGCCACGTCGTGACAACCGCGCCCATCACGACGCCTGTAAACGAGCGGTTCGCACCCGCCACGGTCACGCCGGCGTTCTCGAGTTCGCGCTGCTCGGCCGCCGAATAGCCCGTACCGTTGAGCGGCAAGTCGACGCCGAGCAACGGGGTGTTGAAGTAGGGGAGCGAGCACTTGTCCATGCCGCCGAACTGATCCTTCGATTCATTCGTCGCGACGATGTCGGAGATCGAGATCTGCGGTTCGTAGCGCCGCGCCCGAGCGGCGCAGAAGTTCGCCGCGAGAAGATCGGGCGCCTCTGGAAGATGCGGGCCGATCCAGCGCGTCGCGACGTTGTTCGACTTGTTCGTCATCAGGACGATTTCAGACGAGTTCATCGCCTGCGCTTCCGTCAACACCGTCGCAAAGTCGGAACTCGACCAGATGAAGGCGCGCCCTTCCTGGATATCGTTGTCGACGTTCTTGCTTGCGTCGAGAAACGTCTTCAGCCCCGTGCGCACCCAGGTCGACGGCCAGACAATGTGCTGATGGCGCATGTTGGCGATCGGATCGAAGATGCCGGTCAGGCTCGGATCGGTTGCACCTCCCGTCCATGCCGTCAGCGTCGCTGTCAGGCCGGCAACGGCCCCCTCGATGATGATCGGCCATCCGTTCGCGTGCGTGCCTTTGCTGCCCGCCGTAAACGTCACCTTGTTGTCGTTGGGATTGATGCCTTGAGCCGTGGTAAACGGCATCGAGCCGCCGAGCGCGACCTGGGCTGCAAGTTTGCCGGCGACGACGACCGCGGTATCACCCACGGCGACGTCGACCTTGAACGTATGCTGGCTCTTCGACGCGACCGAGACGAGATAGGAGCCGGCCGCGGTCGCGGTGCCTGCGAACGTGATGCTCGCGGCGGCTGCGGTCGACGATCCGGCGTCGGCGAACACGATGGCGTCCATGATCGTCCATGGATTGACGCGCCGCCACGCCTTCGCAATGAAAGCACCCATCGACGTCGGGCCGAACAAGGCATCAAGTTCCGCCGACGTGCGTGGAATGTCGGTATTCAAGCCGACGGGCGCGGAACCGGCCGCCGTCTTTTGCAGGACAAGCAGGGCTCGATTGGTTTCGAGACCGACCTTTTGGTCCGAGTTCACGATGTTGAACGTGACGCGCGGATAGGCGACTGCGGAGGATTGGGCCATGGCTTAGCGAGCCTTCATTTTCGGAGCTTCTGGGGACGCAACGGGCGGGGTGGACGTTGAGGACGAGGCTTCACCCGCAATCGCGAGAAAGCCCTTCTTGTGCGCCTCCTCCTCGAAGCGGCGACGCCAGAAGAAGTCGACCGGAATTCCATCCGCATCGACCTCGATCGTGAATGTCTCTCCTGGCCTTTTGCCGTTGAGCGCGACGCTCGACGTATTGGTGAGTGTGATTGTAGCCATTGCCCCCTCTTACGGCTGATAATCGAGATCGACCGAACCCTGCAGCGGCTGCGGCCGGCCTTGCTGAAAAATGCCCGGATCGAAAACGATTTTTGAAATCGGAACCGTGCCCTGCGGCGCGATGCTGTCGGGAATTTCGCCGTCCCAAAGCGCAGTGAGGTCCGGAACCTCGATCGATGGCGCGATGTCCTCGGGCGACAGATAGACCGTCGCCTCAAACGAGTAGTTGTGGACATAATTGGCGCGGTTGTAGAGCGATGCGCGATGCCCCGAGAGCATCGTCACAAACGGATTGGGCACCGCGAGTTCGGTGTAGGGAAGCCGCAAGCCGTTGAAGGTTCTGAGAACCGCCTTGAAGACCGGGCCCTGCGCTTTATCAATCGCTCCGACGCCACCGACGTAGCGTTCGCAGGGCATGAGCACGTAGATCTCATAGCCGTCCATCAGCAATTGCCGGATGAAGGCGCCGGGCTGGATTTCGGCGATGGCATCCGATCGCGAACTGCGGTCGCGCGATAGCCGGGTATCGCGCCGCGGACAGATGAACATGTAGGATTGGTCGAACGGCCGCCCGAGCAGTTCTTGCGTCAGTTCATCGGCGCGCGTGACGTGGCGCAGGGCATGATCGAGATCGACAGCGCCCCAGATGCGGATGTTCGTCACGACCCTCGGATTGACGATTGCAAAAGATCGCGTGATTCCGGCTACGGGAAACGAAAGCGTCGTTTCATCGACGACGGTGGCCTTGTGCCAGCCGACGATCTGCCGTTCCATGCGCTCGATCAGCGCCGCGTCGGCCGTCGGATTGGCCGGCAGCGAGATCGGACCGGCCGGGCGCACGATCAGAGACAAGGCATCCGGCACCGCAACGAGCTGGACGCCTTGCCGGCCATCGAGGCCGATGATGTCGGTGTTCTGAAACAGCGCGACCGAATTCCATGCCAGATATTTGGACGCATCCGGCGTGGTCGAAAGCGTGTGCGGATACTGGACCGAGATCAGGACGTCACCGGGCTTGGCATGCCCGTTGGCCGCGTTGAACTGTGACCAGGCAACGATCGGGTTGGGAACGTAGGCGTCGGTCACCGATAGCGCGATTTCCTCTTCTTCTCCGTGCGGATCGGCCGTCGTGAGCGTCACAACGCCGTTCGCGACCGTCATCGACGCGACCGGCAGCGTATCGCTGAACAGATCCGTCAGGACCGGCACGCGCATGGCAGCGAGAAGAACGAGCGGCGTGATTTTCATCCCGCCCCCGCCATCGCCCGAAAGATGATCTGCTCGAGAATATTGCGGATGATGCCGTCCGAATCCTCGATCGCTTTGAGGAGGTTCGGGCGCGCGCCCATGCGATCCGTTCCCTCCTCCTGAAACCCGGCGTGCGGGCTCGTCGAATGAAACGAGATCGTGTCACCCTGCATCGTGTAATCGATCGAGTTGACGAGATTGCCGCTGTCGTTGGCCGAATACTCGCCCGGCGCCGACGCCTGATGCGCCGGGCGCGAGCCGTACGAAATCACCTTTCGCGTCGGGCCGGTTCCGAGCGTGAAAAACAGCGTGTCGTAGACGCGCCCGGACTTGGCGCCGTTCAAGATGCCTTCGCGGGCCTGCCGGACGAGCTGCTGGCCGACCATGTGTCCGGCCTCCTCCATCCCGAGGCGAATCCGCCCCGCAAGACCTTCCATGCCGTCGAAGTTGCCGTTCTGAGAGAAGCTCATCGAGCCGCCTCCACCGTTTCCGCGCCTTGCGCGGCGCAATGAATGAGGAGTTCGCGGTCCGCCTCGTCCTTGTTCTCGACGGCCAGGATCGCATAGAGCGTGCCGCGCGCGTCGCGCACATAGTCCTGAATGTCGAAGGGGAGCGTCGTGTAGCGGATCGAGAACGTGTGCGAGACGCGTTTGCCGTTGATCTCGACCGCCGCGATTTCGGCAACGCCGCCGCGGGTCTTGACGCTGGCGCGAGTCACGAACTTGCGGGTGAAGTCGTGGCGCGGCTCGGCCGATCCTGGCTTTGCCGACTTGATGGCCCGCGTCACGACCTCGATCGAGAAGGGCCGATAGACGGATATGCCGACGCTTTTCGCCATTAGCCCGCTACCACCGAAAAATATCTGTACGGCGAAAGAAGCGCCTGCGCCGTCGTCGGGATGATGCTCGGTGCCTGCTGATGCTTGAGTGCGTAGACTGACCGCACCGCGCTCTGACCGGCATCATCGGCGCGCGCATGATCCAGTGCCGCGATCGTCTGCATCAGAGCGTTGATGATTTCGTCGGGAAGATCTTTCTTCTCCCATCCCGACTGCACCGTGACGCGGACGGCATCGTAGCGATTGGCGGCCCGTGGCCACGACATGCCTTCCGCCAGATTGACGACACCGCAGCGCTGCGCGGCCTTGCCCCAGACGTAATAGGACGGGTCAAGCGTGAGGATCTCTCCGGTCGCATAGTCCACGTATTCGATTTTCGTTACCGAGCGAAATGGCCGGCAGATCACGCGCATCGAATTGTAGAAACCCGGAAAGTTGCCGACCCACGTCGTTGTCAGCAGCGACATTTTGCAGTGATGCTCGATGGCCTTCTGCGCCTGGATGATGAAGGCTTGCTTTTCCGCGTTGAAGAAATTGTCTTCCTGCGGAATGTTCAGAAAATCCTTCACCGTGTTGAGGTCGATCGCGAACGCGCCCGGCTTTGCCACGATCTCCCATTCGGCGATCGTGGCCTGCGGCAGGGCGATAAGCGGGGCGCGTTCCGGAAAGAACATTAGCGGTTAGCCCTTCGGATTTGGCTTCGTTGCGTACGTGCGCGGCGTGAAGTCCTGCTGCTGAGCAAGAGAATTGCCGTTGAAATTCATCGGCCCGCCGACAACCGAGACCGAATTGCGGCTCGACGCCCCCTGCATTGCGGCGTGGGCATTCATGCCGACCTGCGCCGCATGGCTCGGTGCGGCCTGCACGGGAGTTACTTTTTTCGCCATCGGTGTCGATCCTTTCTGAGGTAGACCTGAAGAGAGTTGGTCGGTGCGCATCACCATGATCATTGCTCCGCCATCACGATGCACCTTCGGCGCGCGCCTGGCGGCCGGCGATGATCGCTCTGAGATTGGTCTCGTTGCGCGTGCCGCGGTTATGATTGCCGTTCCCCTGCTCGCCCTCGTCCTTCGACGCGGCTTGCCGGCGTTCGTAGGTCTGATTGGCGCGCGCGAAATCTTTCTTCTGGCCCGCCGTCATCACGCGCGGCGGCTCGTTGTTGCCGGCCGGGCCCGACGGCACCGATTTCGTTCCGTCGGCGTTGCGCCCCATCGCCCAGTTGAAAAGACCGAGCGAAATGGAATCCGCCGCGCCCCACGCGGCCCCCTCGACGGCGCCGACGACGCCGTCCTTCTGGTATCCCTTGATGCCCTGATAAATTGCCTCACCGCCAGCAGCCACAGCGGTCAGCGGCACGGCCATCTTGCCGAGAACGCTCAGGGCTTTCGGCGCGGCGTGCGCGATGTCCGCCATCGTCGAGCCCGCGACCATCGGAATGGCGGCAATGCCTTTCTGGGCGACGGCCGCGTTGCGCGCCACCGACGCGGACGTGTCGATGCTGCGCTGGCCCGGCGCAAGTTCCGGAAGCGGGGTTGCGGGGTTGCTCGGATTTGAAAGTTGGGCGCCGAAGGCAACATCCCGAAAATTCGGGACGTCCGCGCGCGTCGCGATCTTACCGCGACGATCGGCCGACGTGTTGACACCCCCTGCCATGTTGCCTTTTCCCTCGGCGCCCAATTCCGGTTCAGTCGTTCAGAAGTCGACGTTGGTCGGTGACTTACTTGCCCTTCTTGCCGCCCTTGCCTTTCGGCGCAGGTGCAGGCGCGGCCTTCTTCGTCTCGGCCGGTTTCTGAGCGGCCTTGTTTTCAATGTTCGACGTCTTCAGCATGTCGTCTTCGTCCTCTTCCCCAGTTGCACCCTGTTGGTCGTAGCGGGCACGGATCTCAGCGAAGTATTCCTCGGCCTCGCGCTGCCCCATCGCTTCGCCGAGTTTCTTACGCACGTAAAAGCCCGCATCATTTTCGGCTGCGAACGTGATGATGTGGCCCGGCTCAACGCCGAACCATTGCGCTCGCCCCTGAGACACGAACCATTGCGCGTCGTTGCCGTCGGCGAACGAAACGCATAATCCCGGCATGACGGGGACGGGCTGATTGTCGACGCACCAACTCCCTTCCTCCATCGCCATGACGAGCGCCCGCTCGCCGATCTTGTTGCCATGAGTGTCGACGACGTCGACGGACTTCCACGGTCCGGACGTCATCGCGCGAACGTGAAACATGATGACCCCTCATCAGATTTTGCGTTGGAGAGAAGCGGCGCATCCTTTTTGCCCCAGAGATGCGCCGCTTCCGGTCGTGCGAGACGGATTACGTCTCGATCACCGCGCCGAGCGGATTGACCGGTCCGTGATACGACCAGCCCTTGCGCGCGATGCAGCCGACGAACGTGCCGGTTGCGTGTGTGCCGACAAAGACCGGCGTGCAGCGCGACCACCGCTTCTTGCCGCGGTAACCGACGCTCGGGATGTTGGCGTCCGCCGCCGCTTTCGCCGCGGTGTAGGACTTCACGATGCCGGTTCCACCCGGTGCCGCAGCGCCCGGATCGAGGATCAGCGCATCATCAACTGGCGCAAACCAGTTGGTGTTGTCGTCCGATTCCTCGACCTTCCAGTCGATGCGGTTGTTCGTGGTGAACGTGATGCCACCGGCACCCGTGAACATCTCGAACGTGCAGGCGCCGAAGTCGAGCAGGTCAATCGCAACGGGCGTCGGCGTTGCCGTGACCGTTGCGAAGGCGACCGCGAGGACCGACTGCGCGTTGCTCTTGTCGTCATAATCAGCCATGGTGTGTGTCTCCGATTGATCCGAAAGCCGCTTACTTAATTCTGAGGAGCTTGATGGCTTCGGGGATCACCACGCGGCCGGTGTTGTAGCGACGGAACGTCCATTCCGTGATCGCATCTTTCTTGCGCGTCAGGTCATCGCGGACGACTGAGATGCCCATGAGATCGTAGATCTCGTAGCCACGTCGCAAGTCGCCGAAGATGATACAGACGGAACCCGAACCCGACTGCGCGTCCGCAAGGTCGATGAAGTCCGAGTTATACGGGAAGCCCCAGATCGTTGCGGGCTTGTCGCCGGCAACCGGCGCCCAGATCGGCACGCCGATCGAAGACTTCACGGCCTGCAGCGCGCCAAGCGTGCGACGGTTCATGTGGAACCACGGGTTCTGCCCGCGCTTCAACTTCGAAGCGATATTGATCATATCGCCCCAGTCGAGCTGGGCCGTCGTTCCCGTATCGATCGTCTCGATGCGTGAATCTTTGACGATACCCTGCGGGCCCTTGACGCCCATGCCGTTGACGAAGTTCTTGCCTTCGTTGAGGCCGAAGCTCTCGCCGACGTCCATGGCGATTTCCTGCTCGAGATTGAAAGCAGAAGAAATCATCATGTCGAGGGTGGCCGGGATGGTCACGGTCTGACGATAGAGCGTGACCTGTTCGGAGCCGTAGGTCGACTGGTCGGTCGGCGAGGTTTCGCCTTCGCCTTCGTACGCGGCCGTCGGGATCGTAAGACGGCGCGGGATTTCGATCGTCTTGGACGTGGCGACGCGCGTACGTGCAAACAGGCGCACGGGCGACATTTCGGTGATGTTCTTGCGGATCTCGGTGTCGGTGACAGTCGGCACCAGATAGCCGCCCTGACCATCGGCGTCGGTGCGGAGCGTCTTGTAATCGAAGTGCGGAAGTTCCGCGCTCTTCGTCTTGAGGAAGTTCCAGAAGTCCTTGTATTCCGGAGCTTCGCGCGCGGCCTTCGCATCGTCGACGGCGGCGGCCGCGCCCTTGGCGACGAGCAGTTCCAGCGCTTCGATGCGCTTTTTCGTTTCGGCGTAAGCCTCGTCGTGACCCTTGAACACAAGGATCTGCTTCTCGGCTTCGACGAGTTTGTCTTTGAGTTCGTCGTTGGCCTTCTGAGTGGCGACAAACTTTTCCGTCACCTGCGCATTGAGCTTTTCATGCGCTTCAAGGACGTTGCCGACCTTGGTCTTGACCTCCTGAACGAGAACGTCGTTAGAGGTGGTCTTTTCCGAATATTTTTCGAGTGCTTCCATGACCTGGCGAGCCATTGTCGCCGGGTCATCGGACAGCTTCACGCGCTCATTCATGGGTGCGTTGTCCTGCGGGTTAAGTTGAGATCGCGGTGCCGTTGACGAATTTCGTCAAGGCGGCGAGGAGCGCTTCGCGGTCCTCTTTCGACCCAGCATCCCGCTGGACCGGTTTGCGATCTGCATCCCGCAGACCAATCATGTGCGTCGCAAGTTTGCCGCTGATACCAAGACCTTTCAGACGAACTTCCAGTTCGCCCGGACGAAGGTTCTCGAACTCATCAGATGACAAACGACTAAACGGGGCTTCGAGACCTAGTTTGCTGTAGTACCTGTCAAGAGTGCTCTTGACGGCAGTTTCAGCGGCCTCGGGGAGTTCTATCCCACCACGCGCCCCAACGACGCAAGCAACGCATCGATACAATGCAATCGGATTCGTGGCAATACGTCCCTTTTCGTCGATGTCGCCAATGAGCAACTTCGCATCCCACTCGGCGGGCGACTTGTCTTCGTCGACGTAGAGGAAGCACGAGCGAATTTCGTCGGGCGTGTCGGCGTACTTTTCGACGAGCGACTTGAAGACGGCATCCGCATCCCACGTCTTGACGTTACGATCGATGAAGAGATCTCCGAACGGCAACACGCCCTTGATGTTCTCGACGTTGGCGAGCGGGTTCATCGCCATGTTGACGACGCTGATCTCAAAAAGACGGATCTCTTTCAGCGCGCGCACGCCGTCTTTGCGCTTCTCAGAACGCGTGGCGCGATAGCCGATCGAGTTCGACTTCAGGCCGCGATTTTTCAGCTGCGGGACGATGCGTCCGGCGACGAAGGAGTCCGACTTCGGCAATTCAGCCTTATACCAAAGCCCTTTTCGATCTTCCTTCGCGTCGACGATGGTGCCGATCGGCGCGTCGTCCATCTTGTGATTGAAGAGCAGAAGCGGAAGCCCGTGCTCGCGAAGGCTCTTCGAAAAGGCGCCGGGCTCGATGACGTCATTGCCGAGGTCGACATTGTTGAACACGGCGCCGTAGCCGGTCAGAACGTAGTTGTCGCCATCTTCGCGAACGGCCTTCTCTTCGAGATCGACGAGCGAACTGTGCTCGAAAGACGTCGTCATGGATTTCGTTCCTCTTGTCTGGGGCAAAAAGAGTGCAGTCCGCCGACCGCGGGTGATGACCAACGGGGAAGCCAGCCGGGCGGACGGCGGGCCGTTTCAAATTTTCAGGTGCGTTACGGGACGCGCTGGCGCGCGACGGAATGGTCGATCGAACGCTTCAAAAGTCCGTCGATGTCCTGGTCTCGGAATTTAGGATCAACACTGACGTTCGCGGCTTGGCCGTTGCGGATCTCGGCACGCGCCACGACACGGCCGTCGACGCGCACTTCAATTTTGGTCGGCGATGTCTGCCGGAGCGTCGCGAGCGTCTTGCCGTCTTTCAGCACGACCTTCGCGACCGTGCGGCCGTTGAGCGTCACGACCGACGTCGGATTGAATTTCGGGCCTTCGACGGGACCGCGAAAATTCGGAACGGGATGCTCGGGATTGGCGGGACGCGCGAAGCGGCGTGTCGGCGATGGTGGCGCGGTATAGATCGGCGTGCGCTTGCCGGTATCGTTGTCGATGAAGACGTAGGTCGGGTAGCAGCGGCAGTTGCAGATATTCGCGAGACTGGCGCCGAGCGATGTATCGCCTGGAAACCGCAACAGATCTGGCCCGACGTGAAACGGTTCCGTGACGGACTGTTCCTGTTCGTGCGCGTCATGGTGCCAGGCGCGCTCGTTGCCATCCATGAGGCAGTTCCAGATTTTGACAAGGCGTCCGTTGGCATCCTTCGGCGCAACGACTTCGATCTCACGAGCCTGCTCAAAAACACCGTTGGTGTTGACGTTGGCGATGGTGCCGAGCTTAGCCTTGAACTTCGCCGTGACCTTCGCAACGACACCCTTGAGCTTCGCCCAATAGCCGGCCGTCACGCCTTCGACCTTCGGAGCCGTCTCGATGTCGTCTTTGAATTCGACCGACTTCGCTTCCGGCGCGGCCATGCCGGCGGTCAACTCGTTCTCGAGACTGCGCAGGATGAGCTCAGCTTGATACTTCGCGCGCTTGCGCAGGCTCTCGAGATGAAACAGCGACTTGCACGCATCCTGCAGCGTCGCATCTCTTGGCGGCCGACGGCCTTGCGCCACCATGACGACACGCGCGTAATGGCGCATCAGACGGCTTTCGAGGTCCTTCTGATGCGCGATGCGCTCATGCACCGAGATCGAACCGCGCGCCGATTCCCATGTGCGGATGAAGTTGCGGCCCGCGACAAACAGCGGACGCGCGAGTTCCGCCTCGAGCGCGATCTTCGCGTCGAGGAGTTCATCACGGATTGTACTGCCCATCAGCCGACCTTGATGATGACCCGTGGCGGATTGCGTCGGAAGCGCACGCACATCGCAACAGCCTCGTCGACTGCGGCACGGTAGTCGTGCATCCCGGTTTTGACGAGGTATTCGGCGCAGCGCCGCTCAATGTCGATGTCGGCCACGAGCGTGTGCGTTTTCATCAGCGCAGATCCGCACGCGTGAAGCCGCTGAACGTCCGGCCCTTCGCCGCTTGCGCGGCCGCCTGGACAGTCGGATTGGCCCAGCCTCGGCGTGCTCCGCTCGTTCCCGACGCTGGCGCGTCCGACGAGTCCTTCGCCGGGGCACGGTATGCAGTATTCGCCGCGTTAAACGCGTCGTGCACGGCGACACCGGTATTCACGGCCATGCCGGGAAGCGACATATCCCACGCGCCCTTGGCGGCCGCCTTGATGATGCCGGTCGCGCCTTCGCCGTGGCGATAGGCGGCGATGCCTTCCGACACGGCGCCGAAGCCCATGAGAGCGACAGACGTCGCCGGGATCGCCTTGGCCGCCGTCATACCGGCGCGCATCAGGCCGCCCGTGACTGCAGCGGTGCCGACGGTGAAGCCTGCAAGCGTTACGCCGCCTTTAACGCCTTCCTTAGCCGCTTCCTTGATCTGGCTGCCGGCATCGCGGCCTTCGGCCTTCGCCTTCGACGATGCCACGATCATTGCGGCGCCGATCGCGATCGGCGCAAGCACGCCCGCGACCTTACGGACACCGCGCTTGGCGGGTTTCGCAGCGATTTTATCGGCAGCCGGAGCGCGTTCAGGCTTCGGCGCGTTCATCTTGGCGCGCATGCGATCGGCGACACCGTTCGATGGTTTGGTGAGCGCCTCGGTGCGCAGTTCCGCATCGCCCTTCTGACTGTCGCCGGCACGCATGCGGTTGAGATAACGACGCTCGCGATCCGCGCGGACTTGGTCTCCAATGGACGCCCATTTCTTAGCATCCTCATGCCGCTGCATTTCGGTCTCGCTGAGCATTCCGTGTTTTGCCTTCACGTCTTGCGTCAGTGTTTTGAGAGTTGCCTCGGCGGCATCGCCACGCGGCGTTCCCGGCGTCGTGGTCTGCGACTCCTTAATCGCATTTTGCAGCCGCGCCACATCGGCCATGCGAGCGTGCGCTTCGAGGCGATCGATATCGACTTGGTTCCGCTTGACGAGATCAAGTCCGATGGCCACGCGCTGCTTCGAGGCTCCGGGCGACGTACCCTTGAGCGCTTTGGCGATCTCTGCGTGCGCGCGCGCCGTCTGATTGCGGGCCTCAATCACCTTGATCGGATCGGGAAGGTTCGATGCCTTCGCCGGCGCTTTCGCCCTTGATTTGCGGTTGGTGTTGATCGCCTCCAGGTTCGCGGCGTTCTGCGTTCCGCGCTTTCCCGACGTCACCTTATCGATTGCGGCGCTGACGTCCTTCATGATGCGGTCGCGACCTTCCTGAAACTTGCCCGGAAGGCCCGCCTCTTCGGCCGACGTCAACGCACGAAACGCGCCGACGGTCTGTGCCTTTCGCACCATCGACCGGCCCGTCGTATAGGCCCGCTGCTCGATGGCTTTGATCATCGCCGCTTTCGAGGTCCGCGCGGCGGCCTTCGAACCGACGACCTGCTCGTGAACAGCCTGGATCTCTTGTTTCGAAAGACCCGCGAGGCGCTTCATGGGATCACTAGGCGCAACGCTTTCACTCGCGACCTGGCGCACGATGTTGGCGAACGGTTTGCGTGGCGCTGAGATGCGCTTCACTTCATCGTCGACGCGGCGAACGCGATCAACAATGTCCGTCTGCTGCCGGGATGAAGAGAATAGCCCGTGGTCGGCTGCATCGCCGGTCCGGCCCTTGGCCGCCTTCTTGCGCGATTCCGCTGCGATCTTATCTTTCGTCGTCGCCTTCGGCATCATGTCGCCCTGGCCATCGTCGATTGACATGCGGACTTTGCCGGCGGTGCTTTCAACTTTGCGATGCATGTAGCGCGACGCCCCATAAGCGTTGTCGCGACGATCGACTGAACGGATCGCCGACTTGAGCGTCTTCGCCGTGCCGACGACCTTCTTCGTCTGACGATCAACGATCTCGTAGGCAGCTCCCGATTTGGGCTGTTTCATGTCGTCGCCTTTCGCATTTGCCTTGCGGGCGTTTGCACTCGCGGCACGCGCTTTATCGTCCCAGACGTGATGCTCGCCAGCCGCCTTCGGCTCGATCGAGAACATCGACGTCTGGTTCTGATTGACCATCTGATGCATCTCGGGCGCATCGCCCGTGAGCGCCCGCATGCCGCCGGATTTCAGCGCATCGCCGACAGCCTTGACGAACGAGCGCGCTGCGACTTGCGGCTTCTTGCCTTCCGCCATCTGGAGGGCCGCCGTCTCGAGCATGCTGGAAACCGGCCCGCGGTTCTTTGCGAGCCGTTCTACCAGAGCGGCTGTGGTCCCCGCCTCCGAGGCGCGCGCCGCGTTCGTTTCGTGACTGAGGCGGTTACCCGCCTCCTCGATAGTGTGAGACTCACGATCGAGCAGCGCAAAAATTCGCTTGTCCGACTTGAGCGATCCGAGAGCCTTGTCGAGAACAGCGGCGCGTTCGGCGATGAGTGAACGCGTCTTCGTTTCCTCACCGAACAGCGAATTCTGTGATTCATGGATCGAACCGGCACTAAGTGCTTGATCGACATAAAGTCCGGCGTGCTGCGCCGAAGTGATATTGGCTTTGGCCATTTCGGCAAGCATATCGGCATGGCGTGTGGTTTCTCCAATGCGGGCGCCGACCTGTGCGGCGTACTCCGGCTTGATGACCCCGCCGACAACCATGTCGAAGGCCGGCTTCGAGAGCTTCGCAAGGTTAGCCGCTTCGCGGACTTTCGCGTCCGACATCGGCACGGAACCGTTGACGAGGTCCGGCCGCTCGCGCATCACCTTCGCCATATCGAGCGCTTGGCCCGACGATTCCTTGATGTTCTTCAAAGCCGCGTACGCGTAGACATCGCGCGGCGACCAGCCATCGCGCTCGCGCAGCACGTAGGCGTCCATGTTGATCTTCTGACCTTCGGACGCGAGCCGCTTGGCGAGACCGAGGCGCTGATGACCGTCCGCGATGACGAGGTCGCCGTTGGCGCGCTCGAAGACGACGGCCTTGCCCGCCGCTACGTTATCCCACGACTTCACGCCTTTGAGGCGATCGGTAACGCCGTGGTTGTCGCCGCCCGACTTGAATTGGAACGTCGACGGATCGGACGTGATCTGGCGCGGATCGAGTTTGCGGAATCGGGCGGGCTTGTTGTCCGCCATGTCCTTGTTGAAGAGCTGCTGGAAGGCGTTCGAGGCGGCGTCCTTGACGCCTTGGAAGTCGATAAAACTACGATCAAACTTTCCGGCCTCGACGTTCTTCGCAAGGATGTGATTGTCTATCGGGTCATCGAACCCGATCGGCTCTTGCAGGCCGGGAATGTGCTCGGACGGCAATCGGCCACGTCTCATGGCAGCCGTGTGGCCGTATTGACGGCCGGTCAGTCGCGCTTCCTGCTCGCCGGCGAGAAGCTTATATTTCTCGATGCGCTTATCGCGACCTGAATCGCCGGGATAGAATTTCTCAAAATCCTTGGGCGAACCGCCAAGATCGAACTTTTCCCGTTCCGCAACCGAGTGCTGAACTTCGTGCAACACATGCTCCATGGCCTCATGGGCCAAATCGCCGTGAGCGTCGAACGCTCTCGGCGACAATTTGATGGTCTCGCCATCAAATGACGAGCCCTCTGCATTGGCGGGAGCGCGCCCGACTTGCAGCGACTTCAAGGTCGGCATCGCCTGATAGAGTTTCGGATGGTTGAGGACGTTAGCGAGATCCGTCGTGCCGGAACGTGGGACGGCGCTTTTGTTCAGCGTCGCGGTGTTATCCGTCAATTCAAACCGCGGTTGGTTATCTTTCGCAAAAGTGATGCCAGCGTATGGCGAGCCGCGCAGTTTCTTATTGCTCGCCCGATAAACGCCAACGCGCGAACGATCACCATTGTCCATAGCCTGCTGCGCAGCATCGAATGCTTGCGACGGGCGATCGTCGCCTGCTTTGGAAAGTGAATCGGCAGCCTTGAGCCCAAGAAACATCGCGCCGACGGGAGCGGCGGGCGCAAAAGAAGAGGCCGGGGATTTGTCATCCCCGGCCTTGCGACGGTCGTCTTTTGCCATGTGCTGTCCTGCTAAGAAATGCAGTCGTCCGGATCTTCTCGCAGTTTGCCGGACGGCTCGCTGTCAGGTGCGGGCGTGAAAGCGTTCTTGATGTCTTCGGGCGCGACCAGCGGAATGAGGTCGTCGGCCGGAATTTCGTACGGCTCTTCGATTTCTTTCGCGATCTGCGCAGCGTCTTCCACTGAAACCGGGCGTTGCGTGATGTAGCCGGGCGGATCAAGCCGAACGCGGTCGGCTCGCTTCAGCGATGTCGGCTTCTTGGTCATCGTGCGCTCCTGTCCGTTTCATTCGGACGTAGGCGCGCCATGGGCGATGTCAAGAGGATTGGTGGAAGCATTATTGGTTAGATCAATAGTGCTTCCCGTTGATTATGCCGCCTTCTTGCCCCGGCGCGCGGGCGGATCGGCCCCGGCCGACGTCGCCAGCCGGTCGGCGAACTGCAACAGCACGCCAAAGGCTTCGTCGGTTGACTTCTTGGCCGCCGCTTTCGGCTTCTTGGCGGGCTTGTCCTTGTCTTTGTCAGGATTGCCGGCGGCCGACCCGGCCGCGCGCGCCTCCGCTTCGGCGCCGGCACGAATGACCGGATCCGCTTCGGGCCGCACCTGATGGTAGGCCTGTTGCGAATTGTCCGCCTCGGGATCGTTAATGCCGTGATTGGTGAAGTAATCCTCACCCTGCGGCACGTCGGAGATCGAACCGTAGATCGTATCGCCGCCGAGCACCGGCTCATATCCGATGATCTCGCGAGCTTCGTTGCGCGAGATCTCATGCGCGGCAAAGAGCTTCGTCGACTTCTCGATCGCCTGCTTCTCAAGAACCGGGTTCGACAGCACGTCGTGGACGATCTCGACTTCGACGCCGAGGCGCTCCGTGAAGATCTGAGCAAGGCCCGAGTAAATCACTTCGAAGCACGGCAGAGCCGCGAGATTGTAGAAGAAATTCCACGCCGTCTCGTAGTTGTTGTTGGTCTGCGCCGTGGTGCGGAAGAGCGTGATCGGCACGTTGTAGCGCGACACGATCGCGTCTTCGACGATCTCGATCAGTTTCGCGAAGTCCATGTCCTTCATGGTTTGCGACAGCGCCTGGAAGTCCATCTCGCCACCGGACGTCACGAGGAGCCCGCCGGCGTTCTCCGATCCTTGCGCCTGCCGCTTGAAGTCTGCGCGGACCGATTCCTTCTGATCGTCGGTGAGCGATTCCTTGAACGCGAGCACGCCCGATAGGCGCGCACCGTTCTTCAGAAGTCCGGCATTGTGCATAATGCCCTCGAGCCTGAGCTCGACGTCGTACTTGATCGCGTTGAGGCGCGGCAAACCGATGCCACGGAAATCGCCGTCCATATCGTAGATCGGCACGATTTCGGCGAGACCGAGCTGATCGAACCAGCGGAAGTCGCGCGGATTGGAGCGATCGCGCGTGAAATTCTGCGTCTGAGTCCCTTCCGCGTACATGAAATCACGCGGCCACATGTCGACGTCCTGAAACATCGACACGAATTGGCTTTTGGCGATATCGATCGCGATCGGCATCGCGCCACGCAACGCAGCGTTGCCGTAGACCACCGGATATGACGTGCCGCTGACCAGATACTGGACGGCCATTTCCTTGATGAAGCGCTGCCGCGTGCGGTTGAAGCCGGGACGCTTCAGAAATGCGTGAATGACTTGACCTGCCGGCGTATCATCGCCGACTTCGCCGTTGATCCTGATCGCCGGCTTCAGTCGCGCGACCTCGTCAGCGATGAGGTCGACGACCTTGGCAAACGACGACGAATTCAGATAGAGCCGCCAGGCTTCGGTCGGCGTAATCGTGCGGCCGGACATCAGCGCGGAAAACAATGCTGACGTTCCGGCGGCATTCGTCGGCGGGGTCACCGCGGTTTTTGTCTCGCGGCGAAACCAGTTCTTGAACCAAGAGGCCATTTCCGTTCACCTTCAAGCCGCGGGATCGAGACCGACCGAGAACGTCCCGTCGCCGGTGCCGTCCGGATCAACCGACACGAACTGATACAGCCAGACGCCCGATATCTGGACGGGCACCTCGAGGAGATAGCGGCCGACTGCGCTGCGCGTCAGCTCGCTGTCGGTGCCGTACACGTAGGCGACTTCGGCACCGGTCGGGTCGATCAGCCGGATCGTCAAAGCCGACGGGTCGACGAGCGGCGCCTTGGTCAGGGCCTGATCGTGCACGCCGACCTTGATCAGCGCGTGCGTGCCGAACGGCACGAGAGCAATGGTCATCAGGCCGCCTCTTTGATGCACGCCGCAAAGCCGACGCGCGACGTAATCTCGACCGAGAACGTGACGCGCGAGCCGACGTCGACCGTCGTGCGCGCCTTGCCGCCACGACGGACCGTCGCCACCGAGGCAAGCGTATCGCCAGCCTCGAGGAGCGCGGCCGTCGCGACGCGGAAGTCGAGAACAGCGGCCGTGGCCGCAACGGTGTCGCCACCGTCGAGGATGTCCGCCGCCGCAACGATTTCCGCCTGACATTGCGCCGCCAGCACGTCGCCGGCTTCGACCATGACGCCCAGCGCAGCAACAGCGACGGAAGCTGCGCCTGCACCTGCGTCTCCCGTCTCGGAGACGGCGAATGCCGCCGAAACAGTAAGATTTGCCGTCGCCGCCGCGGTGTCGGAGGCCTCGACGACGTTGCAATCCGCGACGATGGGAGCGAGCGGCTCCGAGCTCGCCGTGGCCGCAAGCGTATCGCCGGTTTCGGCCACGCCCGCTTGGGCGACGATGGAGACCGTCGCGGCAGCAGAGACAGCATCAGCCGCCTCGCTCAGGCCTGCGGCGGCGACGACGGTGACGGCGGCTGAAATCGCCGCGGCATCAGCCGTCTCGCTCAGCGCGGCGTTCGCGCCAATCGCAACACTTGCGAATGCCGTAACCGTGTCCGCCGCTTCCGCGACGTTTACGTCCACTATCCGGCCGGACGTGATATCGGCAGCGAGCGTGTCGCCCGCTTCGCTCAGGTTTGCCGCAGCAGTGACGCTGACAGTCGCGGCGCTCGAGATAACATCCCCGGCTTCAGCGACGATGACCGTCGCAGCGACGGCAAGAGTGCCGGTTGCGGCGGCAGTATCTCCCGTTTCAGCGAGCGTTCCCGCCGCGACGATGAGCGCCGCGCCCGACGCCGCGATCGTGTCGCCGGCTTCCGAGAGCGCTGCTACACCTGCGACGGTCGCCGTCGCTGTCGCGGCAACGGTATCGCCCGATTCCGTGACGGTCGCGCTGGCCGAGATAGACGCGGTGCCGGCGCACGAAAGCGCGTCGCCGACCTCGCTAACTGCGGCGTTGGCCGCGACGGCGACATTCGCCGCAGCCGCAACGCTATCTCCGCTCTCGGTAAGGGCGGCCGTCGCGGTGAGCGATCCGCCAGCAGCCGCCTGATTGAAGAGCAGGAGCAACATGATCGACGCCTTCCGGCTTGGAGCGCGAGAGGTTTAGAGTTGTGCGAGTTCCCCGTTCAAGGCGGCGAGCTGCGTTTGATAGATCTGGATCGCGAACGCGAAACACTGCTGCGACGTCTGCTCGTCGAGCTGACCGAGAATGATGTCGTGCGTCATGTGCGATGCCGGATCGAACATCTTCATCGAGGTGACGACGAAGTTGCCGGCGACGGCCGACTGCAGGAGCGCCAGCATTTCAGTGCGGGCGTCGATCGAGGCGACAAGCGGTGTTGCCGTGCGGACGGCTGCGATTTCCATGAGCGGGCTCTCCTCATACGATCTTGAAGGACATTCCGACTGCGTTGTAGGCGTTGCCCGAGGTGCCCGGGTATTTGACGGCGGTGTTCGCCGACGCCGACAGTATCCACGACGCGAACCAGCCGGTATTGCCGATGCCGGACCCCGTTGCCCCGCCCTCGTTGTTGGTCCACGGCGACTGCGCCGGCTGGGCGTCGTTGGCGTCGAGTGCGAGCGCATAGAGCAGTTCGTTCGGCCCCGAGACCGGAATGATCGGCGTGGTGATTGCGCCGGTGCCGCTTGCGAATGCACCATTGTCATAGGTCGGCACACCGCTCGACGGCGCGAAGTCGTCGACCCAGATCGCGACAACGACGGATGAACGCCCGAACGTCGCGGTGATTGTCTTGTCGGCATTGGCCGGGGTGTTGGCGAGATAGGCGAGAAACGCCTGGCCGACGGCTGCCACGTTCGTGGAGCCGCTGCCGTGACCCTCAATGGTGTAACTGTTACCATTGCCGTCGCTGACGGAAACCGTGGTCGCCGACGCGCCACCGTCGTAAAAGCCGAGACCGACACACACGACGTGTCCCGGCTGAGGATTGGAGGCGAGCGACACCGAGACGGTTGTTCCGGAGCTCGACGCGGCGACGCCCGTCTGCGCCTTCGAAAACGTATTCGCAACCGGACGTTTGAACGGCGGAACGATGAGCTGAGGCGTAATGATGAGCGACATCAGCCGGCTCTCGCCTGCCAGCCGCGCACGGTGCCGATGATCGTCGTCGAGTTGGCCGACGGCGTGAAGGCTTCCTCCGCCACGAACTGGATGTAGAGCGTGACGTTGCCCGATACTGGCTTGGTGACGACGAAGCCGCCGGCTGGCGTATAGTTGGCGTCACGAAACGACGGCACGAGACGGCCGACAGAGCCGTCGGAGAAGCCCGTCTCCATCGTTCCGACGAAGGTTCCGATGTAGCCGTTTTTCTTCTGGTTATAGGCCGCGTTGTCGCCGCCTGAAACGCCGGACGACGCCGTCGGGTCGGCGTTGAAGAGATTGGCGCGGAGTTTCTTGCCGGCCAATCCCGTGTCGGTCGACGAGATAAGGATATCGGCGAGAAAGACCGGGTCATCGTTGACGTCGGAGACGCTCGCCGACAGGGCCGTCACGGAACCGGCCGTGGCGCTGTTGGAAATGGAATCGGCCGCCGCGTAAGCCGTCGTGTTGGCGGGCCGGGTGAGCGTCGTGAAGGCGGCGGCGAAGCACTTGTTCGCAAGCCCCTTGCCGCCGAGCGGCGAGTTCGGCGAGATGGCGACGACCAGTGCCGGATCGGTTGCAACCGGTGGGGTCGACGCCGCCTTGACCGGCACGCGATCGGTTCCGCTGGCGCCCGAGATGGCAACGACCTGGCGCTTGACGCCAGCGCCAATGTCGATGTCCTCGATGACTTCGCCGGTGCCGGGAAGCGTGGTGTTGTCGGCCATGATCGCGCCTTATGGGTTACGCGTTGCCAGCCGTGATGCTGAACGATGCGACGCTGACGGACTGAGCGTTGGCGATCGAGTTGTTGTCGAGGGTCATGTCGCCACCGCCACCCGAGGCGCTGACGCTACCCTGCATGTGGCAGGTCGTGTCGCCGGAATCGTAGATGCGGAAGAAGGTAGCGGCCGTGCCCGCGCCCGCGCCCGACTGGCCCGTGAGCGTCCACGATCCGCTCTTCGATTTGACACCCGAGGCTGCGTTCGCGAGATAATCCGACGGCAGAGATCCTTCGGCGAGCTTGGTGTTGCCGGAGAGCGCGGCGGCGGGGTTCGCGGGCACGGTGCCGCTGTAGAGCCGGAGAATTGGCGCGGTGCCGATCGCGGTTTCGACAGCGTCGAGTTTGGCGTTGCGCACGGCGGTCGAGTATTGGAGCGTCATGGTGCGGATCCTGCGATTGGCGGTTTAAACCTTACGAGCGGACATTGACGAGACCGGACATGCCGGGGGTAACCGGCGTGGCCAGAATGCTGTCGGTCGCGGCGATGGTGAGCGAGCGATGCTCGAAGGGGCGCAGCACGTCAGCCGCAGCCGACAAGGCGTCTCCGGTCGAGACGCTCGAGCCGATGCGGATTTTAAGATCGCTGCCGGGCGACAAGTTCTGCACAGTGGCCGACGTCGGACCGGCGGCAAGGATCTGCGTCCACACACCCGCCGGAAGCGCGGTCTGCACCATAGTCGTGGCCATGATTGTTCCTCAGAAAAAGCCGATGATATCGATGGTTTTGATCTGGCTCGGCGCGGTCGCGATCATCACGCTGTCGGCGCGGTTCGGCGACATGAAGCCGTCGGGCGTCTTGTCGATGACGATCTTGCCGGCGTTATCGTGCTTGTAGACGATCTGGCAGAGTTCGCTTTTGAGCTGTGCCAGCTCCGAAATCTCCGACGACAACGAGATGAGAAGATCGGGATTGAAACCGCCGAGCGTCTTGCCCTTGATAGCGCAATAGGTCGCGTAGATGCGATCGCGCAAATACCACCACCCCTGCGCCTTGGCGTTTTTGAACATATCCTTGTTCTTGATGCGGTTCGTGCCGCGTTCGGGACGCTTGCCCGTCGCATCCGGAAGCTCGTCGACGCCTCCCGGAACGTAGAACGCTTCCGGCATCCAGACTTCGCCCGACGGGCTCCATCCCTCGACCGTGATGCCGTCGGCCTTGTGGTTTTTGTTCCGCAGCGCTTCGGCCGCACCGGCTCCGACGCCCGTGGTTTCGTAGCGCAAGCCTTGTGCACCGAAGAGTTTGCCCTCGCCGTAGGCCCAGTGACCGGCTTCGCCGGCCGACGCGCCGACCAGTGATTTCACCTCGGTGACTTGGCAGCCGTACATCAGGCAACAGGCGGCAGGATCGCGGCCGCCGTCAGCAGGATCGAGAGCCGCGAAACGCCTGCCCGTAATTTTGAGACCGAGTTTGTCGGCGGCGCCGACGATGGCTTCGACCCACGGCCCCTTGATCAACTGGCCTTCGACGCCCGCCGTCGCGTCACGCAGGTATTCTTGCGCGTAGAGATGGCCGAGGCCTTTGGCGGTCAGTTCCGCCTCTTTCGTCGCCTTCCACTCGGGCGTGTGCCACGGGGCGTCGTCGATGTCGAAAATGAATTTTCTGGGCTCGGTCGCGCACCACTGATTGAAGAGGGTGCCGACCAGAGGAGATGAAATGTCGATGCGGCAGTCTGTTGTCGCCGTCAGAGCGGCTTCGAGCGCCGCCGGTCGTTCGATATGCGCGGCTTCGTCGATGAAGTAGACCGAGGTTCGGCCGCCGCGGCCGATGTTGTCGCCCGCTTCGCCGACGATCGCAGACGCGTTTTCGGGATTGACGATGCGCCGGTGATTGAAGTGCGCCTTTTCGTTCAATCCGACCGGTTTCATGTACCAGGGCAGATTGCGGATGATCGAGCGGATTTTCTCGAAGATCGAAGACGGCTCGCCGCGGATGTCGACGAGTTCTTCCTTGCGCGAACCGAAGCCGACGGACGCGCCATCGGTGAAGAGCCACATATGGACCGCGAAGGCCGATGCCATCCACGTCGCGCCGCTATCGCGCGACTTCTCGACCGGAGCTGATGTGCGGGTGCGGGCCCGCTCGATCATCCAGTTCAGAAAGTCTTCTTGCTTCGCGAACGGGCAGACGGGCAGTTTTGTCGGCAGCCCGAGCGCGGCGTTGCGCGGTTCGTGCACCCAGACGCAGTCTTTGACGAAGTCGACGATCGATGCGGCGTAAAACTTCTTCGCGCCGGCGATGAGCACGGCTTGCGGCGGGCGATCGTCGCCTTTGCGAGTAGCCTTCGGCGCGGAATTGATATGATGCTCGAGTTCCATACGCCGACGGATTTCGGCGAGAAACATCGGCGCCGTCGGCCAGACGAGTTCGGCGGGCGCAGGTTCAGCGACCGGCGCGGCGGGCGCGACAGAGACGAGCGCGGTCATGGCGTTCTCGCTCTGTTCGCATTCAGTTCGGCCGGCCGTTTATCCGCCCCATGCGGAAGTCTTCGAAGGCGCGCAGCATCTCTTTGGGATCGGTCACGCCGTCGAGGTTCGGCAGATTGTATTCATGCGACGTCTCGATCGGGCCGCCGTTGGCGCCGGTGTGTTCGACCTTGGTTTTGACGTAGCCCATGATGCGGGCGATATCGTTGAGCGCGCCGCGCTTGTCGGCCAATTTGACCTCGACGATCTTATCGCCGGTGCGCGAGATGGTTTCCCCGATTTGGACGACGGCTTTGAGTTGCACGTCGGTTAGGTCTTTCGAGTTCTTGAGGACGGTGAACTTTTCGGTGCGCGTCTTGACGTTGCCGTACTTGTCGGTGACGGGCATCCCGGTCTTTTTGTCGAGGATCGGGATTTCGCGCTGACCGAATTCGTAGTAGTCGCGCGGCTTGGCGAACGCCATCGCGGCGAGTTCCTGAATCACGCGGTCGGCGGAAATGTCGAATCTTTCTGCGACCTTATCGGCGAGGCGAGCGTCCAGTTCTCGAATCTTGCCTTGAATCTTGGCTTGCGCGAGCAGCTTTGACGCCTTCTCGGCGCGGTACTGGTTGGTGTGCTTGGCGGAGATCGGATAGGCCTTCAGATAGGCGTCGGCGCCATTGCGGCCGTTGAGGATGTAGGTCTCGCAGAAGAGGAGCATCTGGGGAGAGAAGCTGTCACCGGCGACGGTCTCGCGTGTTCTCTTGACCGTCTTCTTGGTGCTTGCGGCTTTCCGGCCTTTTCCCTTCTGATTGCGATTGCGTGCCATGACGTACCTACCCCAAAAGCTCCGAGCGGGTGGCCCGGACCTGTTGTCCTTTCCGATTGTTTGCGTGGTTGAGAGTTTGCTTGCCGATGACGGTGGCCGGCATCCCCCACAGGTGCCGGGCTTTCCACTGGAAGCGGTGCGTTAGTTTGTGATCTGCGGCCGTGCCGGAGATTTGATAAGGTCGATCAGGCAGCGCGCATGATAGGAGTCTTCGCCGTAGAGCGGCCCGATTACGGGCTGTTCGCCGACATGCTGCCCGCAAACCTTGCATGACCTATGGCGCTCCCACCACGTGTGCCATGCCGCGACGGATTCATTGGTGTTGGCGTCAAAGTGCTGAATGGCCTTGACGATGACGGCCTTGTGCAGATCATTGACTGTCATGAACACTATCCTGGCTATCGCTCTTCCCAGTCCATCCATGAGCGGACGATGGCGGTTAGGCGTTTCGTGAACTTCAGCTCTGGACGCGGGCGCGCGAATGCGGCGGCCTTGAATTCTGCCAGCGTCATCGGAGCCTCAAAGAAACAGAGTGAACGCCGCGACCGTGAAGAGGATCACGATGGCCACGATGGCATTCACGACCATGAACGATTTCATGGCGACCCCTTGTTTTTCGCTGTTCATGCTTCGACGAGTTCCCCGTTGCGAACCCAGCCGTGCCAAATGCCGTGCGTATGAATCGACGGGGTAATGGTCGGGCTTTCTTCGTTGCCGTCCCATTGCCAAACGGCGCCGTTGTTGTTGGAGTGACCGATCGAGATCTCGGTCGGGATGTTGATGAATTTTCCGGCCGCGTTCTTGAACGGCAAGATGATCATCAGCCAACGTTTCCCGTCGTCACGGGTCTCGAAATAGAATTCGCCGGGCTTGTGCTCCGGACCTTCCCAGAAGTCGCGATTGGCGCGCGGCACCATCTTGATCGGCTCATGGCCGTAGCGCGGCGTTTCCGTCATCGCGTCACCTCGACCTTGATTGCGCGCTTCAAATCGCGGGCTACAACATCAGGATTGACGGGTAGGCCGAGCCAAACGCCCAAGCGCGTCAGCGTGAGGTACGGCCTTGTCCACCACGCAAGGCGGCAGCGCGCCGTGACGGTGATCTCGGCCATCAGTGCACCCTCTGCATTTCGAAGGCTGAAAGATCGACCGCCGACCAATAATTGCAGTCGCGCCATTTAACGATGGCGACGCAGGCGTGCTCTTGATCGTCCGTCTCTTCGCCGTCGGAATCGACGTACGACGTGATGTCGCCGAGTGCGCCGTCTTCGGCACTCACAAGGCCGCTTGCACGGTTGACGGCCTGCACCACCCGTGTTTGCGGGCCGCTCATGCGCAGATCCCATAGCGCTCTTCGACTTCGCGGCAGGCGTCCCGCTCGATCTGGTCGATGAACGGATTGGGCGACGCGCTGAACCGATGGTGGCGAGAGATTTCATCCGCCAGGAGTTCGCGCATGAGTTCGATATGGGCCTGCGCCACGTTCCAGCCGCGGTTCCAGACGGTGTGGATTGCAACACCATGCGCCGCGAGCGCACGGCGCAATCTATGCACGACGATGTCCAGCACCTCTTTCGGCGCTTCCGGGCCGCCGTCGGCGCGGTTGCTATAGAGCGCCTCGATCAGCTCGTCATGCGAGACGGTCCGCCCCTCGAGCAGACGCCATGCGATGACGCGCTCGGTTGGAGTGAGCTTGCGCAGCATCAGCGTTTCCGGATGGCTTGAGTGACGGTCGGAGCCTTGATCGAGCGCACGATCTGGGCCGTGCCCTTTTTGGCGATCGTCGCCGCAGTGCCGATCTGGCCTCTGCGAATGGCCTGGACGAGCTCCGAACGCATCTGTCCGCAGGTCGAGCAGGCCATGACATTCTCCGTGAAATTGCGATCCAATGCCTGTCAGCGAGGCAAGCGTAGCCCTTTGAGATCAATCTGATTGAGGGGCTGTTGCCAGTGATGTGGCGAGGCGCCAGACAGCAAAAAACCCGGCGCGGATGTCCGGCCGGGTTCACGTGCGCAGTAAGCGACGATAGAAATTACGATGCCAGTGACCCCGATTTGTCGCAAGGGGGCTGCAATGTTTTTTTATTGTTCGCCATGCGGCGGAGTGTCGCAGT